CAAGCAGATGTGGAGAGCAGACGTAATATCGCTGCTGCAACTCCCATCGTTCCGGTCACCGTATCGGAGAGAGTAACAGAATCAAGTAATACAGAAGAAGATGGCAAAACCAAAGAAATTCAAGGGAGCGAGGATAACACTCCCTCCGTGCCCGAGTCCGACACCTCGACGAAAAGAGGAAGGAAGACCAAAGGGAACATGGAAAAAGTATAAGTTTGAAGAGACCCGTTTGGGTTTTATGCTCAAATGGGAGATCCCGGCTGTATATGAGATTATTATGAGGATGACCCCGAAAACGACATTTCCGGAACCTTCGATGCGAACTATCCGTGTGGTGTGCTCCGCCTCGAATGACCCGGCTCTGAAAAAACCTAAATTTCTTCGATACTTGGAAGAATATGAGGAAAAAGGAATCTGTTGCAATCGTCCTAAAAAGTTGACAGCAAAGAGGACTCAATTTTACACCGCAATACGTGAGAAAAAGCTCAATCAGTATATCCAGAGAAATGAATGTAATATACAGAAAATGAGAGTAAAAATGAAACAAAAAAGTAAGGGAAGCCATTGCGGAGACGATTAAGTTTTGTACATTTGCAGGTATATTGGCTTCTTTTGCCGATGCCTACTTGATTGAGGCGCTTTGCCGCCGAGTGAACCAAGGAGTCTACTGCTCCGGCTTCCTCCCATATTATAAATTGATTGTTATTTGAGACGGACAGTGTAACCGAACCTGTCTGTTACTTTGATTAGATTGCTTCGGGCAGTTTAATTTTACACTATTGCAATCATGCAAGAAATCAATGAGGAAAATGACCAACAAATGATGTCGGTCGAAGAGATGTTTTTAGCATCGCAAGAAAGCTATGAGGAGGCGCAAACCCGTGCCCTCGAAGAGAACAAATCCTTTGCGAAGACGGAGTTTTTCCGTATGGATAAGTTGGGAACTTATCGCCTTCGTGTCCTGCCCATCGCTCCCAACCGTGACGGCACCAGTGACCGCCGCAGTTACGAGTACCCTGTACGCCAACTATTGATGGAGCTGGAAAAACCTATTACAGGCAACGGTAAGGCCACATCTATGTATGTTACCGTACCACGAACCACGGATGCCGGATTCTCTGTTGATCTGATCGACACTTACCGTAAATTAGCGGTTGCCGAGGCACAAAACCGTGGTGATGAAAAGTTAGCCGAGAAAATTGGTGGCGGTTCGTTTGGTGGCGGACTGAAATTCAACTACGGTCACGCCATGTACGTGATAGACCTGAATGAACGTGCCAAAGGTTTTCAGTTACTCACTCTTTCTCACCCCCAGTTCAAGGAGTTAGACGAGCGTAAGTTCAAACTCTGGCAGAAGAAGTTGCAGAAATCTCCGGGCTTCCCTTGTCCTATCAGTTCGGTGTACAATGCCTATCCTGTGGAGATTGAGAAGAAAAAGAACGGAAACAAGACCGAGTACTCCATCGAGATTGACAATGAGTCTGATAACGAAGCTCTCACCTCCGAGGAACTGACCAAGTTGATGTCTGCAACCCGCATTCCCGAAATCATCTACCGCTACTCTCGCTACCAGTATGAGGCAACACTTGAATACCTGAAACAGTGTGATGCAAAATATGGTATGTCGATTATGGGTGATAAGGATATGCAGGAGAGTATTGAAACATTAGGCTCGGAACTTCCGAAAGAAGATACCAGCTCGTTCTCATTCGACAAACGCACCAAAGATGCCAAGGAGAACGCATCGAATGGAACAGGGCTATTGTTGGACGACCTTTTCAACCGTTACGACGAGTTACAAGACAAAGGGCTGTCGGATAAAACTGAAGAGGGACAAGAGCTTCGTGGTCTGATTCGCACCTTTATCGAGCAGGAGAAACTATCGGTTCGCATCACACGCTCAACCTCGAACAAAGAACTTCTTAACCTAATCGAGGAGGCTTTGGAAACAGACCCCGAGGCGGAAGCCGAGCAGGTTCCGACTCCCGAACCGGAACCGGAACCAACGGAAGAACCCACACCTGAATCAACTGAACGTCGCCGCCGTAGATAAGCGGGTAATCACAGATTATTTATTCACAAGTTTTGGAGAAGGCAGACAAATTCTGCCTTCTCCATCACTCTTATACGCTTATTATGGCAGATAAAAGTTATCCGTGCCTGCTTCTGATGAATGATTTGCATATCGGGAAAGAGAATATTCCTGAATTTGTTGCAAACTGGAACGAGGCACTATCCATATGCGAGAAGATGAATGTCAAGGAGATTGCTATCGGTGGTGATCTATTCCTATCCCGAGCTTCTCAGACCCTCGATATTTTGTTGGCTGTGCATGATTGTTTGATGACGGCAGCCGAGAAGAATATCCGTGTGATATTGGCAAACGGTAACCATGATCTTGTGAATCAAGAGGCAGTGAGAGGCTATTGCCATATCTTCGACCAGCATCCCAATGTGTTGGTAGCCGATAACTACCTGACGCTACCCATTGGTGACGGGCAGTATGCTTTACTGCATATGATTCCTTACTTCCCAGAAGATGGCAGTTTTGTAGATAAACTGTCAGAGGTGAAGCAGAACAACTTAGATCCTAAGAGAAAGAATTTTCTATATATCCACGAAGGTATCAACGGAGCACTGTCTACGCCAAGCGAAAAAGAGTTGCCTGCAAACATCTTTGACGAGTTTGAGCGTGTTTTTGTGGCTCACTACCATAATCGTTGTGTTATCCCTAAAACCCGTATCGAATATATTGGCAGCAGCCGTCAGCATAATTTCGGAGAGGATGAAGAGAAAGGTTATACCGTGTTGTATAGCGATGGTAAACAAACATTTATTCAGAACCGTGCTAACCTGCGTTACAAGGTGGTTGATATTGAAGCAGACAAGGTGGATATCCACTTGACCGACTTGCTGGATGAGTTTAAAGAGACTGGTAATTTACGTATTAAGGTGCGTATTCATACTACATCAGCAAAAGCATCCGGCATTGACAAAGCAAAGCTACTGGAAGCAGGAGCATCAAAGGTAGAAATCATAACGGAGGATTCCGAGCAGGCTGATGTAGCTGCCTCTTCTCTGTTTGAAAAGTTCGACAGCCGTAAGATCCGTGAGACCTACACCGAGTTTTGCCGTGAAAAACAGATTGAGGATGTGGCGTTAGGATTGTCTTACCTCTCTAAAATTAGCTAATTATGTGGAAACTAAATAGAATTACAGCACAAAATCTCTGTGCTTTCAAAGAGTTGGATTACACTATTTCTCAGGGCGTAACTACATTGATATTCGGAGACAATCGGGATAACGAGAGCCAACGCTCGAATGGTTCGGGTAAATCCGCACTTTTGGAGTGCATCGCCATCGGCATAACCGGCTCTCCACTTCGTAAAATCAAAAATGAGGAGATTATCAACGATGCAGCTGATGAGTGCTACGTATCGTTGGAGTTTTCCAATACTTCATCGAGTGAACTCTTTACCATTGAAAGAACCATTTATCGCAAGGGTGCTTCGGGGGTTCGTTGTATCATCGAGAGAGACGGACAAATCGTAACAACCGATGAAGCTGTGCAGCACTCGGTTGATGGTTATAATAAGTATATCCTTGAAAAATTGGGTATTACCCGTGATGAACTCTTTAATAACTTTATTCTCTCGAAGCATCGATACGAGGATTTTTTATCCAGTTCCGATAAGGAGAAAAAAGAGATAATCAACCGTTTCTCGAATGGAATTGTAGTCGATGAAGCCATTGCCAAGATTGTCGAAGATATAACTCCCATAGAAAAAGAGTTGCACGAGACAGATTTGGAGTTGGCGGGTGTGGACGGACGTATCAAAATGCTTGTGGAGCAAATTGAACAGGAAGAGAACAGTACACAGGAACGTGCCAAAAGTAAGATGGAGAAGATTGCCACCATCGAAAAAAGCATTACAGACAAACGGGAGTTGATTCGTGGTATGAGTGTTCAGGTTGATGTCAATAGAGATATCTTGGTTACGCTTGATGCAACTGATAAGGAGGTTCAGCTGCTTGAAAACAGCGAGGATTCGTTGGAGACCTGTTTGAGTGGCATTCAAATGGCACTCAAATCTTACGGAAAATTGACCGATTGGAATAGTGTCATGCAGACAAAGACTACTGAATTGACTCAGGCTAAGAGCGAACAAGCCGCACTCTCTCCCGAAATCACCTCAGTAACTGAGGAAGTTGAGAGGCAGATAGAGGTTTATAAAGCGATAAAATCTCAGTACGCTCAGTTTGTTGTAGTTGCCACGACCCAAAGTGAAAGCTACAAAAAGCAACTCTCTGATTTGGAGAAAGAGATGCAGGATGCCTATAAGCTCACTGCCTCACTCTTGGAGACAAGACGTGTTCATAACTCTGCCATTGAGATTCTTAAGAATAAAATTGCCGGAGTTATCACCTGCCCAAAATGTGAGTTTAAGTTCGTTTTGTCTGATAGCTCGTTCGATCCGATTCAAGCTTCAAATGATTTGAAGCAACTGCTTGCCAAGTTGGATGTGGCGAATCAGAAACGTATAGAAGCTGAAAGAACCATTGCCTTTATCGAACAGGACCAGCAAGATATTCAAACAGCAAGGCGCAAACTCAATACAGATAACAGCGAGTGGCTGAATAAAGTGGATGCGGCAGAAAAAGAGCTGCAAACGCTTAACTATAAATTGGAGTCGTTGCAACGAAAAAGCCGTCAGTTATCAGATAAACTTACCGCCATCCAAGCCGATATTGAGAATACTCGCCGAAAGATGTTTGACCAGGCGTATGAAATTTTGGACTCTGCAATCACCTCACGCCAGCGTGAAATGAAATCGCTGCAAGAAGATATTGCGGCAACAGAAAGTTCAATCGAAACGCTTTACAGCACCATTGGAGAGATTAACAATACGTCGCCCGATGAGGTAATTGTGTCGCTGAAAGCATCACTCAAGACCTATCGCAAAAAGTCGGAAGAGGTGCTGAAAGAGAAAACCGAGATTGAAAAAGAATTGTGTACTCTTCGTGAGCAGGAACAACGATTTGGACAATTCAAGTCCTATCTCGCCAACACGAAAATAGAGGCATTGAGCAAGATTACCAATGAGTTCTTGGAGAGTATCGGTAGTGATATTCGGATTAACTTTTCAGGCTACACAACCTTGAAAACAGGTAAGGTGAGAGAAAAAATCTCGGTTTCACTGGTAAGGGATGGAATGGATTGCGGTTCGTTCGGCAAGTTCTCCGAGGGCGAAAAAGCTCGTGTAAACCTCTCGTCCATTCTCGCCATGCAGAAGTTAGTCAATAGCAACTGTGATGACGACAAGGGATTAGACTTATTGGTGCTGGATGAGATATTGGCCGCTGTCGATGAGGAGGGCAATGCTAAGATGTTTGAATCATTGAACAAGTTAGGAATTACCGCACTTGTAGTTTCTCACGGTCACGTCAGCGAGTCATACGCCCATACATTAACTATACGCAAAGAGAATGGGGAATCAAGGATTGTGTAAGGAGCAGATTCTGAGCTTGGACATTGCGTCTCAAACGGGATATTACGCTGTTCACGAATCAGGAGCGTGGAACTTCTATGAGTCCAAAGCTCGAAACGATAATAAACAGCATAAGGCCTTTCGTGATACGTTGATTGGGTTTATTACTCGGCATGGTATCCGACAAGTGGTAGCTGAAGATGTGAATGTAAACAATCATTTCATCGATATGCGAAAGTTATCGGAGTTTCGAGGGATTCTCTTAGAGGTATGTGATGAGCTGAGTCTTCCAGAACCCGTCTTTCTGAATGTGATGAGCATTAAAAAGTATGCCACAGGTAATGGCAGAGCCACCAAACTTGATATGATTAATGCTTGTGTCGAGAAGTACGGCTACCGCCCACGAACGGACGATGAGGCGGATGCCTTTTGGGTCTTCAAGTATTACTGCCACAAATACCGTATTTTCTAATTATTTGAACGTTGCAAGAAGAGATTTTAGATTGATGAATTGACGCGCATTAGCTGACAGATTGAGACGAAGTTTATTGTTTCACCTGCCAGGCAAGAGCGTGTGAAAAAACAATCAATACCCTCTGAGCGTGATTTAGACCCGGAGTCAATCAAGCGCAGAACAGAACTTTTTACAAAGTACATATTACCTCACAAGAGGCTGATATACAGTATATGTATCAAATATACATTCGAGGATAGCGATATAGAGGATAATTACAGCGAAGTGCTGGTTAATTTCTTTCGCTATATCGAGAGTTATAACCCGCAGCGGCAACTCAAAAGCTGGATATATGCCGTTGCACAACGCCACGTGTTCGACCTGAACAAACGCAATTCGCTGATGAAGGTCAGCGATAACGTGGATGTAGTGAATCTTCCCGATATGGAAGATAGCGGACACGTCAGTGGCAACTGTCTGGGACTGGATAATTACCGACAGTACTACAATGATGATATTTTAGAAGCCTTAGACCAATTGGCTCCTATTCATAAAGAGGCATTACTGCTTCAACAGGCAGGCTATAAGCTGGAAGAGATTGTCGAAATCTCCTTTCAGAACGGCAATCTGAAGTCCAAGAATATGGACACGATAAAGAGCCGGATATTCTTGGCCAAGAAGCAGATGCGAACCCTCATAACACGAGACGGCGATGCAAGAGAAGAGTAAACTCACAAGTCGCCTGTTTGTGCTACTGGTGCGCCTAACCGTGCAATCCACCTTTATAATGCCGGGCGGGCGGTTGGCAGAGAAGCAGATTGACGATGCGATAGACCATCTCACCAAATATTACGGAGAGGTAGGGCTGGAACGCATTGTCGACTACTGTGTCTATCAGGCACATCGAATTTCAGGGTTCGGCAGTGCCTATATGCCCCGTTGGAAGCTCTCGCACTCATTCGGAACAAATAGCGTAAAGCGGTTCATTGCTCGCAAACAAGGACAGAAATATTATGAGGATAAGTGGCTGTCCGATTTCAGGTTGACCCGTGAGGATCTGCTTCAACATATTGAAGACCGTAGCACACACCCTCTGTTTCGATTTATTTACCCCGATTATGAAGATGCTACCAAACGTCGTGCACTGTCATCGGTGGTTGGTTACTATATCTGTGGAGCTTCTACATTGCTATGGACTCCTTTCTCCGAGGTGTGCCAAAGTTGCATCAAATCGGAGGCGTGTAAGATTCGCACCCAAAAGTTATACCCGGAGATATATCGTCTTCGGGTAGCGGAGTATAATGGAAAGGAGGTGCGTCGTGGCTAAACCGAAGACTAATCCTTTGAGCGTTGAGTTCTTATACGAGCTCTATGCTACCGCACTGCAAAGTGATTCCATTTGTGGGGTACTGGTGCAATATATGGAGAAGGAGTTTTTGCCAGACCGCTCATTTCAACGCATTCAGGAGGTGGTAGCCAACCATTATCGCAACTACAAGAACCCGCCGACATACGCCGTGCTTTCCCAAGTGTTCAGTACCGATTACGATGCCATAGAACTTATCAACACCTTTCAGGAATATGATGTAGATACCGGTTCGGAAGCGGTGTTGGATATGTTTGAATCCTACATCAAAGGTGTTCGGTTACAGAACGTCTATTCGGAGGTAGGCAAACTCTACAACCAGAGTAAACAGGATAAAGCCCAAGAGCTACTGAAAGAGTATGCCGAGTGGCTTTCGGGCTTTACACTCAAATCATCTGCCTTTGTTGATGTTGCCAAGACCTTTACCGAGCGATTCCGTCAAAACCAAGCCAAAGACCATGAGGAGCAGAACTCCTCGATGCCGCAAGTGACACGGTTCTATGTGCCGTATCTCGATGCCTTGAATGGAGGTCGTAACTTACGTGGTCAGCTTACCTGCTTTTTGGCCTCTACAGGTGTAGGTAAATCCCATATCGTCAAACATATCGGTATTCGTGGAAATGTTGACGATGGGTTACATATTCTGCACTTTCAGCTGGAGGGTTCTGAGGAAGAAGCACTGAATGCTTACAGTGGTGGCTTGGTGTCAAAGAATGCCTATTACTTTGAACGAGGTAAAATTTCAGAGACCGAAATGCGACAGTTTGAGCGGATGGTGGAGGCTTTGAGCGGTTCGATTACTGTGCGATGTTTCCCCCGATTCAATGCTCGTGTTTCAACGCTTGATATTAAAAATGGAATAGCAGAGTATCGTAAAACGACTGGACGTAATCCTGATATTGTAATTATTGATTCGATGGATTTGCTGACCGATGCCAGTCGTCGTGTCTGGAATGCCGAGCACGAACGCAGTAAGCGTATCGCCGTTGCCAATGACTTGAAAGATCTTGCTGCTGATGAGAAGGTGTGGATGGTAGTTACCTATCAGGCGACTATCGAAAACCGTGATTGGCTCAACAACGAAAACAATGTACTGACCGAATACAACTGCTCCGAGGCAAAAGGCTTGGCTCGTCCGTGTACCCACCTGATTTCGTTGAACCAATCTTCGGCAGAGCGACAGGAAGATGTGATGCGGCTTCATATCGCCAAATCCCGATTCTTCAAGAAGGGCGATACCATCAAGATAGCCACCGACTACGACAACGAAATTTTCTGTGACTTCCAACGTACTTTCTCATTAAACACTTAGGCGATGAATAAGCAAGAGACTGAATTTTTAATAGAAGAGATTACCCGCCATTTAGGAGCTAAACGGGATGGTGGTAATAAAAATCTGATTGCTCGATGTCCCTATTGTGGCAAAGAGGGCAAGTACGGTATCTATATCGGCAAAGAGACCCTTCACAAAAAGCCTTTTATGGCACACTGCTTTTCGTGTGGCCGTTCTACGCTGACATTGGATAAGCTGCTCGAAGAGATTGGTAGAGCCGATTTGATGATAACACCAACGGCTGATCTGTCAGCACCACTGGATGAGAACCTTTTGTTTCCACTCGACAACGAGGAAGAAATTGACGATGCGCTGGGAATTGTGGAGCTACCTGATTTTTACCGGCAGGTCTATACGCATCCATATCTAAAGCATAGAGGATTTGTTTACGATGATTTCGATTACTTCCCGGTTGGTGTTACCGCAGGACTGAACCGAAAATATGATGACTATGTAATCTTTCCCGTGATAGACTCCGGTGATGTGGTGGGCTATGTCGCCCGTCATACTTGGAGTAAAGAGGAGATAGACAACTATAATCGCAAAGTCAAACGCAACGGTGAGTATCAGATACGGCGATTCAACAACTCTACACAGAACGATTTTGTGAAGCTGCTCTATAATTACGATGCGGTGATAGAGGATGAAACCGATACGGTGATACTGGTTGAAGGTATTTTCGATGTGGTGGCACTGACCCGTAAATTAGAACTATACGACAATCCTCACTTTGCTGCGGTGGCAACTTTCGGTAAGAAGATATCGCAGGTGCAGATTTACAAGCTACAAACCAAAGGTGTGAGAACGGTAGTGCTGGGCTTTGACGGTGATGCCGTGTCTGCTATTAAGCAGACCGCTACCGAGCTGTCCGGATACTTCGAGGTCTTCATCGCCGATATTGCAGACCCCACGAAGGATTGGCAAGACCTAAGCTATACCGAGATTTTTGAGATTTTCTCTCAGCATCTCAAAACTCCACTTGAATACAAACTATCAAAATTACAGGAATAATGAATGAACTAATCGCATGGCTTGAAGCAAATCGAATATGCTTCCGACAAATTGACGATGAATTGATTGATATAGAAGATTTTGGAAAGATGTTATTGGCTGACCTCTCCGGGGTGAACTCCATATTCAAAGCCAATGACAATGGTGTACGGTTTAACTTGATGGAGTCGCCCGATGTACTGATGCAGGAGGAGATTTATTATGTTGCGTTTCCGTTCGGCGACAACTTTTACTACTATGATTTGCGAGAAGAATTTCGTTTTAATTTGCTTCGCTACATCGGCAAGCGACAACTTACGCAGCGTGATACACCTTTTGTGAATTTGGGTGTACATACCCCCTTTGAGCTGCTGAATGGTTCGGGAGATGTGGCGGACTGGGTACGAAAAGCAAAATACTTGGGACACACAGCACTCGGTATTTGCGATTACAACA